GGAGCTTTTGGTTGTGACTCTTATGATATATCGGGCACTGTAGGCGGCAGAGGATCTAATGGAGCTTTGCATGGATTAACTAAGTTTAGCATGGAACAGGCTCCGAGCAATGAGTTTTTTCTAGAATATGTTGCTAGGCCGCAGACTGCAGAGATATTTTTTGAAGAAGTGTTAATGGCTTGTATTTTTTACAGCATGCCTATTTTAGTTGAAAATAATAAACCAAGGCTTTTATATCATTTTAAAAACCGTGGCTACAGAGGGTTTAGCATGAATCGTCCTGATAGGCATTTTAATAAACTTTCAAAAGCAGAAAAAGAGTTAGGAGGAATTCCTAATACTTCCGAAGACGTAAAGCAATCTCATGCGGCGGCCATTGAGTCTTATATAGAAAAACATGTGGGTTTAGATATAGAAGGAACATATAGATCTACTAATGATATGGGGACTATGTATTTTATGAGAACCCTAGAAGAATGGTCGAGATTTGATATTAACAACCGAACGCATTTTGATGCTAGTATTAGCTCGGGCTTAGCGATAATGGCTAATCAAAAAAACCTTTATTTACCCGAGCAAAAACAAACCAAAATAAATCTTAACTTTGCAAGATATGGTAACAGTGGAATTTATAGTGAATTAATTAAATAGATGAAGGACGTTAAAATTAATATTTCATCTGTAGGGTTTCCAAGTCAGTTTGTATCGGACGCAGAAAAAGCCACCGACGAGTTCGGATTACAGATAGGTCAAGCGATACAATACGAATGGTTTAGAAAAGATTCAAATGGCTGTAGGTATTACAGTCAATGGAGAGATTTTAATAGACTAAGACTTTACGCTAGAGGCGAGCAGTCTATAGCTAAATATAAAAACGAGTTAGCCGTAGATGGAGATTTATCTTATTTAAATCTTGATTGGACCCCCGTTCCTATCCTCCCTAAATTTGTAGACATAGTTGTAAATGGAATGCAAGACAGGCTATTTAAGGTGAAAGCCTACGCTCAAGACGCTTTGTCTCAATCCAAGCGTAGTAAATATCAAGACATGATTGAAGGGCAGATGGCGGCAAAACCTGTTTTAACTACAATTAAAGAAGAATCGGGCTTTGATCCTTTTATTATGGATCCCGACGAACTACCAGCTTCGGATGAAGAGCTTTCATTATATATGAATTTAAATTATAAACCTGCTATTGAGATTGCAGAAGAAGAAGCTATTGATACTATGTTTGCTGAAAACCATTATGAAGATATTAGAAAACGTATTGATTATGATCAAATGGTTGTAGGTGTGGGTATGGCAAAGCATGAGTTCTTGCCAGGAGCAGGTGTAAAAGTTTCTTATGTTGATCCAGCTAATGTAGTTTATAGCTATACAGAAGACCCTTATTTTAAAGATTGTTTTTATTGGGGGGAAATAAAAACGATGGGCATCAGTGAGTTAATAAAAATAGACCCTAAGTTAACTAGAGAAGATTTAGAAAAAATTTCTCAATATAGTCAAAGCTGGTATGATTATTTTAATACTGCTCAGTATTATGAAAACGATATATTCTATAGAGACACTTGTACATTAATGTATTTTAATTACAAGACAACAAAAAAAATAGTGTATAAGAAAAAAATTAATGATGTTGGTGCTTCAAGGATGATAGAGAAAGATGATACCTTTAACCCTCCTGAAGAAATGCTTGAAGAAGGCAAGTTTGAAAAAATAGAAAAAACTATTGACGTATGGTATGATGGGGTTATGGTAATGGGAACTAATATTATTCTTAAATGGGAGTTGGCCAAAAACATGGTTAGACCTAAGTCGTCATCTCAACATGCGTTGCCGAATTATGTAGCAGTTGCGCCTAGAATGTATAAAGGAGTAATAGAATCTTTGGTTAGAAGAATGATTCCATTTGCTGATTTAATTCAAATGACTCATTTAAAGCTACAGCAAGTAATAGCTAAAGTGGTGCCAGATGGAGTTTATATAGATGCAGATGGATTAAATGAAGTAGACCTGGGGACAGGAGCAGCTTACACCCCAGAAGATGCTTTGCGTTTATACTTCCAAACAGGTAGTGTAGTGGGCAGAAGTTACACTCAAGAAGGTGACTATAATCAAGGGAGAGTCCCTATTAAAGAATTAACTAGTAATTCAGGTGCGGCTAAAACACAGATGCTTATAGCTAATTATAACCATTATCTGGATATGATTAGGTCGGTAACAGGTCTTAATGAGGCTAGAGACGGCTCTACTCCTAACCCAGATGCTTTAGTAGGGGTGCAAAAACTTGCCGCATTAAATTCAAATACAGCTACCCGCCATATATTAGATGGAAGTCTTTACATATATCGCACGTTGGCTGAAGCGCTAACGTATCGGGTGGCTGACATATTAGAGTTTTCAGATTTTAAAGATGATTTTATTAACAAAATAGGAAAGTATAATGTTAGTATCTTAGGAGAAATTTCTCAGCTTTACATATATGACTTCGGGGTATTTATAGAACTGTCTCCAGACGAGGAGCAAAAAGCGATGTTAGAGCAAAACATACAAATGGCTTTATCCAAACAAGACATTAACCTTGAAGATGCTATTGATATAAGAGAAATAAAAAATCTTAAACTTGCAAATCAGTTATTAAAAGTAAAACGTAAATCTAAACAAGAAGGTGACGAAAAAAGAGAAATGCAAAAACAAGCAATGATGTCTCAACAGCAACTCAAGTCTCAAGAAATGGCTGCCCAACTTGCAGTGCAAAAAATTGAATTAGAAGCTCAAGCGGAAATGAAGGTAAAGCAAGCTGAAATTGCTTTTGAGATAGAGAAACAAAACAATGAAGCTAACCTTAAAGCTCAGCTTATGAAACAAGAGTTTGCTTATAATCAACAACTTAGGAATGTTTCAGAAAATGCTTTAGCGTTTAGAGAAGGAGCGAGAGAAGAGGCTAAAAAAGAAAGAATAAGCCAACAAAACACAGAACAATCTCAATTAATAAATCAAAGAAAAAATAATTTACCTCCCAAAAATTTTGAATCAAATGAAGATTCGCTGGACGGATTTGACCTTGCTGAGTTCGATCCTAGGTAGCTAAAAACGTATTTCTTTTTTTATTAATTTTGTTTTATAAATCAAATCTAATCAAATGAATATAAAAGTCAGAGAAGTCACAGACGTGGTTGAAAAGTCTAAACAGCAAATTGAACAAGAACTTTTAGACAAACATGAAGCTCAGCAGAAGCTAGAGTTTGATGACAAGAAAGAAGAAAAACAGGTAGTTAAAGAAGTGTCTTCTGAGCCTGAACAAAAATCAGAAGAGCCGGTAAGCGACCCTGAACCTACCGAAACTGTTGAAGAGCCGGTAACGGAAACAACAAAGGTTGAACAAAGTGAGCCCCCGGAAATAAAAGAGACAGACGTTCTTTCATTTATTGAAAAAAGATATGGTAAGCAGATTGGTTCTTTAGAAGAGCTGACAGCTGAAAGAGAAGAGGCTGAGCCTCTGCCCGAAGATGTAGCTGCTTACTTTAAATATAAAAAAGAAACAGGAAGAAGTTTAGAGGACTATGTTAAATTACAACAAGACTTCTCTAGCATGAATCCTGACTCTTTGCTACGACAGTATTTAACTGTAACAGAAGAAGGTTTAGACCCTGAAGACATTGATTCCTTAATGGAAGAATATGATTACGATGAAGAGGTTGATGAGCCCGCAGCTATAAAGAAACTTAAACTAGCAAAGAAAAAAGATATTGCAAAAGCTAAAAAATTTTTTAGAGAACAGCAGGAATTATACAAACAGCCTCTTGAGTCAAGAGAAAGTTCAGCCCCGCCCTCTAAAGAATATGAAGCTTATAAGCAATATATGAGTGAAGCTAAAACGCAACAAGAAGAAGGCGATCGCAGAGCAAATTGGTTTGCGAAAAAAAGTGATGAATTATTTAATACCGAGTTTAAAGGTTTTAAATTCAAGGTAGATGATTCAGAAGTAATGTTTTCTCCTGGTAGCCCAGCTGATTTAAGAAAAGCCCAAGACACTCCAATGAATTTTATAAAAAAATTCTTGGATGAAGGAGGGATGCTTAAAGACGCCGCAGGATACCACCGCTCTTTAGCTATAGCAATGAATCCTGAAAAGTTTGCTCAGTTCTTTTATGATCAGGGCAAATCAAATGCGACTGAAGATGTTATGCGTAAGACTAAAAATATAAATATGACTGAGCGCACAACACCAGAAATATCGACTAAAGGAGGAATGCAAGTTAAATCAGTATCTCAACCTTCGAGTAGAGGACTGAAAATTAAAAGTGTAAAACGAAGTTAAATTTAAAAATTAATTAAAAATTATATATTATGGCTGGACAAGTAAAATCGACTCCAACATTTGCGCTAACGCCGAGTTCAGAAAGAACTCCTACAGCTCAAAACTATTTAACCAATGCAGATTTTGATTGGTTGAATCAATATTTACCTGATACGTACGAAAAAGAATTCGAGCGTTATGGTAACAGAACAATCTCTTCTTTCCTACGTATGGTAGGAGCAGAGATGCCTACTAACTCTGACCTTATCAAATGGGCTGAGCAAGGTAGATTACACACTAAATACACTCAAGTAGGAAGTGGTGGTATTCAAGGCGCTGACCAAGTGACGTTTCAAGTAAACGACGTGCTAGACCCTACTGCAGCAGAACAAGTTGTTAGAATTGGACAAACTATTGTAGTTGTTCAAAATGACGGCTCTGGTTCAAACAAAGCTGTGGTAAGTGCAGTAAACAATGCTGCTGGTGG